GATTAATTTTCTACCCACAAAAATAAAGTATAATAGTTCGAGTAAATGTATAGATATGTATTATAGGACAAGAGGAGTAAATAGACTTAATCATGTTTCAATTCCATTTGATCACTATATATACATGTCTACTAGATATCATAAATATGGAATTAATGATATCGTCTATAAACATCTGAATACTGGCGAAGAGTTAGTAAAAGTATACATTAATCCTAGAGATGCATATAATTTATATAAAACATCTAATTTATTACATGGAGAAGCAGATGTTTCTCCAGAACAACGCTTCGTTTGTGATTCATTTTATAATGTTGAGTTTCCATCGACTATACAACCGCGAGTTTTTTATTTAGATATTGAGACTTATACTACAGACGGTAATTTACCTAGTTTTCAAAACAATTTAGCAGATATAAATGCTATTACAATATATGATAATTATACAAATAAATTTTATTCATGGTTTTTATTAAATAAAGATAGTGTTAAGAAATCTAAAACTGTACAAAATGATATAGAAAAAGAAGTAAGAGAATATGGTGAAGTAGTACTCTATTTATTTGATAATCCTAAATCATTATTAATTTCATTTATTCAATTTGTTAAACAAAATTGTCCTGATATTATAACAGCTTGGAATTCCAAGTTTGATATTCCATATATATGTAGAAAAATAATTGATTATGTAGGTTTGAATGGGCTTGAATCTCTAAGCCCGTTTAACTACGTGAGCTCAAAGATTAAGTACGCTTTAGAGAATGATCAAGATTTAAATTTAGACAATATTATTCCAGGTATAGATGTAATAGATATGTTAACGTTGTATAAAAAATATGCTGATACTGAAAAACCATCATATGCACTTAAATTTATTGCTGAAGAAGAATTAGGAGAATCGAAGTTAATCAATGGTGCTGATGATGAAGAATATATTGATCCGTCTGAGTTATATTTAAACAATTTTGTTAAATTTTGTAAATACAATATTCAAGACGTACGATTATTAGTAATGTTAGAAGATAAATTGAAGATTATAAATTTAGCTATCACAATAAGAAATATTTCAAAAGTCAATTTTCAAGATATATTTTATGAAACAAGAATAATTGATTATATGTTATTGATGGAAGCTGTTAGACGCAGAGAGGAAGAAGGTTGGAATTACGTTCTTCCCTCAAAACCACAATTTATTCCTAAGAGCAAATATTTAGGTGCTTATGTTAAACCACCGATAAAAGGATTATTTAAGTGGGTATCTGATTTGGATTTTAAGTCACTATATCCATCGATCGTTAAAACTTTTCTTATGTCAACAGAGACATTGGTTGGCAAAATAGATTGTTATCAACAAATGGTTGCTTATACAATTGCTAAAGCTTTAAATATTAATGATTTAAAATATATTAAAGATGAATTATTACCAAAATATTTACAATATGATGTTAGATTATTAAAAGATATTGAAAATGAAAATAATATAGATTTACAATTAATTGGAAAAAAATATATAGATATGGAAGTTGAATATTATGATTTATACAGAAATAAAAACTTTCCAGATAAGTTTGAGAATTTAAAAGATCTTAAGAAGTGGTTAAAAGATAATAATTTTTGTATATTACCAAATGGATTAATAATCGATCAAAATAAAGATGATGCAATTATTGCTAAGATTATTAGCGATATTATGGAGTCGAGAGATAAATATAAAAAACTTATGTTTATTAACTTAGAGAAAGGTAATGAGAATCTATATAATATATATAATGTATATCAAACAGCTGTTAAGATTATTAATAACTCGGTCTATGGTGCAACAGCTAATGAAGGTTTTAGATTGTATAATTTAGATATATCAGAAGGAATTACTACAACAGGACAATTATTAATAAGAACATGTTCTTATTTATTAAATAAATTTTTAAATAATAAAGTTCAAGCTGAACAAGAAAAAGATTATGTTATAACAAATGATACTGATTCGATTATATTTACTTTAGAAGATATTGTAAATTATAGTCCAACTGAAAGAGATCCAGAGATATTAAAAGAAATCTCAAATATATCAAAAGAATGTCAAGATTATATCAATGAATCGATATATTGGATATGTCGTGATATTTTTTATAAGTATAAGGTAAATAAATCTAATAACTTTTTAACTATAAAAAATGAATGGTTAGCTGATACTGGAATATTTGTAGCAAAAAAAGCATATGCAATACATATTATATACAATGAAGGAGTACCTGTAGATAAGTTAAAATCAGTTGGTATATCTCTACGAAGATCAAGTACTCCAAAGGCGTTAAAGCCATTCTTAGAAAATGTATTATTAAATATATTAAGATTGAAAAATAAAGAAAGTATAGATGCTTTAATTGTACAAGAGTGTGAAAGATTGAAGAATGAATATCAACTTCAAGATATGGCTCTCCCTATATCAGTAAATAATATTGATTCATATGTTAAAAATCTTCCTGTACATATAAGAGGAGCTAGAGTATGGAATGATTACTTTGCTGAAAAAGACACTGATAAGATTAAAACTGGTAAAGTGAAATATATATATGTAAAGCGTTGGGAGAATAATGAATTGAATTTAAAGAAAGAATATGTAATATCTGTACCGGACGGAAATCATTATTGGCAATCAATTGATGGAAAGTTTGTTGTCGATTATGATAAAATGAAGGAGAGATTAATTATTAAACCAGTAGAATCATTTTATAACGCATTAGGTTGGCAATTGCCATTTGAAGCGACCGCCAAAAATAGCGGTGTATTTAATAAGATTACAACTAAAAATAAATCTAATAGAGTGAAATTTTTAAATTTAAATTAGAGGAGATAAAATAATGACACAGAAATATATTATTCATGAAAACTGCGATTTATATACGTCCCATGGTAATATTCAAACATACATGATATATGATAGTTTTAAAAAAGGATTACTTGGACCAGACTTCAAAGTAGCCGGTTTTAAACCCAACGGTGAAGAGACATCAAATATTCTTGATATGCAAGAAATAGATGCTGCTGTTGGTGTATTAATCAGAGTATCTGGGATGGGACTTCAAGACCACAACATTGTAGTTTATCCAGGTCAAAAAATAATGACTCCAGACGGTAGAGCTGTGGATGTTGAAGATTTCTCACCTAATAATTATGCTGTTACTATAAATGGTTTTTTAACAGTTGACTACGTAGCCAATTTAAATGATGATGATTTACAAAAGTTTTATATTATTGAATTAAACGATAACATGAAGACTCTATTTGTAAGTAATATTATCCTGTTTTCTATGGAGGAAAGTAAGAAAGTAAACCCTTTTTTAGACTGTACTCAGCAATAGCTGAAGTACTTAAAAAAACCAAAAGGTGGTTACGTATGTCATATATAGGAATGAGTAATTATACTAGATCTAAAGGTAAACAAATATCACCTCATTTTACGATCGATGAGTTCAGATGTAAACATTGTGGCGAAGTTCTTTTAAATAAAGAACTACCAAATAAACTTGAGGAATTAAGAACATATCTGGGTGATAAACCAATTAATATAATAAGTGCATACAGATGTTTATCAAGTAATTATTCTATTGGGTCATCAAATTCGAGTTTACATACAAATGGAAATGCAGTTGATTTTGTGCTTGATGGTGAGTCAAATGCCATCGAAGTATTGTTAAAAGTAAAAAATATTTTTAATCGTGCTGGTCTTTGTCAATCTAAATATGGTGAAAATTCTTTTTATATTCATGTTGAAATCGGAACACCAATGTGTTATTGGCTCTCGTATTATGATAAATATAAAAAGAAAAAAGTTTATGTTTACTTTAAGAATATAGATCATTTATTAGCAGCTATACGAAAAGATACACAAATTGATTGGTTTAATGCGGTGATATAAATTGGCTGAAATAAATTTTAATGAGATCTTCCATCAATTAGAAGATAAACCGTTATTAAGAGAGTATGTTAATGAAATAATAGAGCTCTATGGTATACCTTGTAGGCTTTACAGATGGGAAGGAATTCAAACTGCTCTAGATCCATTATATCAAGATTCTCCTACTGTATATCATAAAGATGATGACTTATATCATGTTATAAATACTCATGTATATGTTGATTATAACAGATTTAATGAAGTGCTCAAAGCTTATGGGCATGGTATTGAACCAGAAACAACGATATATGGAGTCATGAAGTTTGATGATCATCCTAACGAAGATGATATCGTTGAACTTAAACTTCCTTATGACGACAGATTTTACAAATTCCAACTTGGTAGTACAGATGTCCACCGTGATATTTGCTACAGTGTTGTACTTAATATCTACCATCAAGATAGAGAGGAGTCTGGTATACGTTGAATTATGATCGATTAATTGCAGCATTAAAATTTAAACAACAGAGAAATTCAACATATTTTATTGTAAAATCTGACTTTACAATTCAAGACCAAAATATAAAGATATATAAAGGTGGAATGTTATTATTTTCTGATATTCCAGCTGAAAACGATCAACATTTATTTATGCATATTATTTATAAAGTTAAACCATTAAGTAGTGATATATCAGTGACCACTGACAACGAAGGATTAATAAAGATGAAATATATTGATTTAGCTAGCTTAATTATAGCGGAAAAGATAGAAGCGCGCTATACAGATGTAAATAATATAGATAGAGAAATATATGATATTATTAGTTAAGATTAAGGAGGATTAATGGATGATGAGAGTGGAATTGTTATATTATACGCCGATTGAAGTGGCGTTGAAAGCGGGTTTAGTTTGTACAAATTCTGATAGTAAGATCGCAAACTATGATGCGACTGAATTTTTGAAGAAATTGGTGTCACAAGGCCATACTAGTGTTATTGAGCATATTAACTATAGTTTCTTTATAGATGGAATATCAAGAGCCCTGCTTCAAGAATTAGCCAGACACAGACATATATCATTGAGTGTGCAATCGACCAGGTGGGCATTACATAAGACAACTCAAGTCGATCATATGTTTTCAGAAGATGAAGAGTTAATAATGAAAGACAATGATAAATCTAAAATTCTTATCGATCTGAAAAATACATCTAATACTTTAAAAGAACAAATAGAAAATGCTTCAAAACATGGTATACCTAATGACATTTTGAAGTACTACATACAAGAATCGACGACTACTAAGTTAGTATTAACATTAAATGCTAGAGAATTACGCCATATTTTTGAACTTAGAACTAGTCCTAGGGCTTTGAAGGAGTTTAGAACATTGTGTCTAAGAATTCTTAGTATTATTCCTCAAAGTCATAAATTTCTATTCGAGGAATTCTTTACTTAATAGGAGGTTACACTTGTGTCAGACAAGTTGTTTAATATTATTAAATCGACGCTTAAAACTAAACAAAGGTCTACTGGTTTAATTGAAGATTCTTCGATTAAATTTGGTGGTAAACCATATCCTAGAAGTGGTTGGGCTATATTTACATGTGGTGGGCCAGCTTCTGGTAAGTCGTATACTATTAGAAATCAGTTTTTAATCGATGCTAAGATTTTAGACAGTGATATTTTTAAAGAATTATATGTTAAATTATTGGAGAAGATGGTTAGTAGTCCTGATATAGATCCAGAGACTAAGAAACAAATTTTAGAGCCATTCGACGGCGACTTGCCTGACACGAGGAATCCTAGACACGTCGACGCATTACATAGATATGTTACTTTAGAGAAACGATTATTCATTAAAGCTTTTAAAAGTTTTTTAAAAAGTGCTGGTAGTAAATTACAAAATTTTGTAATAGATACCACTGGCAATGATATCAACAGTCTTATCTTAAATGCTCATATGTTTAAAGATTTAGGTTATAATGTAGCTTTAGTGTGGATTATAACTAGCATTGACTTAGCTAAAATACGTAATAAAACTAGAAATCGCGTAGTAAATGAAGAATATTTAGAACAAGTTCATAAAAAAATTTTGAATACAATACCTAAGATCGTTCGAGAAGGTATGTTAAATGTTTTAGACGAAATGTGGATTGTGTTTAGTAAGAACATAGAAGGAAGTGATTTTCGTTCTAAATTTAAAGACACTGCATTTAAATTAGAGAAAGTTAATGGTAGCTTTGAATTGACAGACGAAATGTTACAAAAGATTACGCAACATGCTACAGGTGGTAGAACTCCAGATGACTAAACCAATAGAACGAAAATATGATATTAATAAGAAAAAGAAGAATAAAAAGAAGAGTAGTGGTTTTATAACTCAAGTACCACATGATCCTGTTATGTTAAGTAAAGATGAGTTATTTAATAACACTAAAAAACTACTACTATCTGAAAAGAGCTTAAATCCTGAGATACTTGAACTGGCTAAACAAATAGAAGATTTGAATAAACATCAAAAAATTGGAACCGTAATAATTAAAAATAATAGACAAATTCATATAAAGACAGATTTAAATAGAGTTAAATTATTGAAATATTTAGCTAAAGAATTCAATGGTACATATGTCGATACTCCAAACAGCATATCATCTGTAGGTTATGTAGAGTTACCTAGTAATATAAGGTTAGTGGCTAAGCCAAATAAGGCACATAGTGCTGGTGTATTAAATGAAAAGATATTAGGTGATATAATAAATAAATATTGTGCTTCTGGCCCAATTAATATCAAATTTGTTGGGAAGAATAAAGTATTTAAATGCGTCGGAGTTATGAATTGTAAATTGACTGGAACATCTACTAAAGGTCGTCGTAAAGCTGACTTGGTACTTCAAGGCAATATAGAATATCCAATATCACTCAAGAAAGACAATGCCGAAGTATGGGAGTCTGCAGACTCTTATATGGGACGACGGGCAAGAGCAATTTTAGATGAGCTAATTAAAGATGGTAGAATAGAGCTTAAGCTAACTGATAAAGGTGTATATTACTTAAAACCAAACGTGGCTTTCTTACCATCTATAGATGAGAAAAACGATGTTGTGTTTGGTAGTGATATATTACCCAATGGTGCAGTTATAGTTAAGAGTTTTGATTCTGAGAGTATTGTTAGTATTGATGATAATGGTTGGCTTGAGATATCAGTTACAAAAGTAATCACAAGTTTAAAAGATTTAGATGAACATGATGATGTAGTTTTCTTAGTTAGAAATGATTCATCAAGAAATCCAAAAGGGTTAGGATACAAAGGTTTGAGAGTATTAGCAGTTTATCGTAGTCGTTTAAATAAAAATATTTTGATTTATAATAATGTTAAATAAAATTTATAAATTATATAAGTTATAATATATGATACCGAAATATATTTCGGAGAACATAAAGGAGTGATTAGATTGAAGTACA